GTCGCAACAGGTCATGGTTTAACCAATATAGTGACAACTATGTGTTCTTATGGAACCTTCTCAACTGGTATGAATAAGACCATGAACAGGAGGGAGATTAAAGAAAGTTATTTGGTTATGGCTGGTGATGATGTCTTAGGAAAGATGGCTTATAAAAAAATTAATGCTCTTGCTGAAGAATTAAGAGAGAACAGTGGTATGGTAATTGATGATATTACTCAATCAAGTGGACACTTAAATAGTGAAAATGGAATTAGTATTAATACATTCTTAAAGAAGAAATATACTTATCATGGCTTATCATGGAATGATGTTGAATTATTTACAAATCTATCATATCCAACGAGTACCAAATTAAGTAATTCAAGAAGAATAGACAATTATCAACAAATGGTCACACAAGCACCGTTTGACCAAGTTCTCAATAATGTTCTAAAGAACTTAATTATTTTAACAGTCTTTAGTGAAGTCAATATAAAACTCAAACCACTATTGGATGAACCACCTAATAAACTATTCAACATCATTAAAAGTGTTAAAGGATACGAGCACCGTAATGGAATTATTGATTATAAGACATTGTTTCCTGATAAGTATTATCTACCTACAAGTAAGACAAATTATAAGAATATTGTCAGGGTTGACCATTATCTTGATAACATACTTCATGAATTTGATCAGAAAATAACTGAGCGTACAAATTGGTTTACTTTACGACGCGACTACAAGAGAATGGAATCTGTTGTTCGGCTTAAAGTATTTGATGTTAATAAAAGGTATTTCAAAGCGAAAAGTGTTAGTGATGCTGTGGTTACATTTGATCGTTATCGCTATATGATCAGCCTTTATTCACAAAATGTAACACAATAAGTGTTAACATTCTTACATATATATGAAATCACATTTGTATAATGCACGCATTATATCAATATATATATAATTGTAAGTACAAAGATGTTTAATGTTTCTTATATAAATAGTAGCAAATTATTAAGTTCACACCAATATCGGTATTTCACGAGTGATGCCGAAATAGTCATTACTAAAGGGTCATCTGTGGATCTTTCTAAAGTGGAAGATTTGACCATGTACTTAAAAGACAAAAGACTATTTTTATTAAATCAATGGCTTATTGACCATCCTTATTCGAAGATTAGTAATTATGCTGACTTACACAAAATTATAAATAAATCTAAAGCAGCTCAGACTTGGTTACAAACTGCAAATATGAAATATGTAGAACTAACCAGTATGCCTGAGTGGATTATTGATATTCCAGAGATAAGGAATGCATGGAATGTTACATATCTTGAAGATTATTCAGAATTTAAAGTAATTCAGCGTAAACATACTGAGGATAAGAAAAGAATTTCTGATGAGTATCGACGAAATATTGATAGAATCAATGAGTCCTTAAACACTCAAATGACTTTAATTGGTCAGAGGAATCCGTTAGTCTTGATTGAGAAGATAACAGTTGATGCACTCCCGATGGATAAATATGAATCAACTCTATCTATGGAAGAAGACAAAGCGAAGGACTCTCTTAAAATAATTCTTAAGGAATATAAGCAAGATTTAGCTACTAAGGTTATCAACAAAGAAATAACTATTTCAGAATTGTTAACTGTACTAAAGACCCAATAGTACATTATATTGATTTTAAACATAAAAAGAAATTGAGGAAACGTGTTGATAATTTTATATCAACATGGTATTCTAAACATAGAGATTATTATACAGGGAAAACATATTCTTGTTCAAAAATTGATAAGTATATTTATGGCCTTCCAACAGGTCAAAACTTAAGTTCTCGGATACTTTCCACTTGTAATGATAATATAAGGGAAAGCTTTCGGAATAAGAGTTTCCCTCGTTATAATCGAATGGGTAGAATAAGATTAGTGAAGAATCATAAATTTAAATTTAATGGTGAACGTTTCGATATCACTACAAAAGAATTTGATTTTACTAATTATAAATTTAGAGATATAATTGAACTAAATAATCGTTTCCATGTCGAAGGTGAGGGTCCATTACCTCTCAAGACAAGTGAAACATGTAAGTTAATTGGTGTATACCTTGGAAAATTGCGTAAAATGAGATATACACCATCTTATTCAGCTGATTATTTAGCCAAACACTATCTTGAATCAGTTTCAAATGACTTTAAGCAAGTTATGTCAGATAAAATCTATGAAGTTCATCCTGGATCATGGGCTTGTGCTAGTAAAAATTTATCCACAATGTCAAAAAGTAGTGGTAAATTTTATTCATGTAAGGACATTATTGATGGTTATTTCTCAAGAATTGGTATTGATCTATTTTTACCAAATCTAGGTACTATTAAGCCTGAGTACTTGCTAGGAGTTAAAAGTAAACCAAATTCATATCCTGGTATATTAACTGCAGAACATTTTGGTAATAAAAGGAAGTTTAGTGTCCCATTTACAAAAGGTTTTGCGTATGAGTATATGAAAACAATAATGGATAGTTCTGAACAGATTCTCGATTGTTCATTATTATATGTTGGTGGAAGGGAGAAAAGAATGAAAGGAACATCTGGACAGCCTAAAGATGTGTCAACAAGAATTGTTTTAGGTCAAGAAGATGTTCCATCATTAATTTCAATTACATTAAGTAAAATCTTAAATGAAGGCTTCCAAAAGATGGATAGAGGCTTTAATTATGGAGGAAGAGTTAATGGTCGACTAAATTATAGAGATTTATCTGATATTTTAATGATTGATGATACTAAAGAACTAAATATCAATGCTGATTTCTCATCACATGATTGTATGGTTCATGAACCAGCCATAGTATCAGCATTTGCCATGTTGAGACTATGTTTTGATGAGGATATTCGGATTGATCGTCTGTTCTATTATGTCATGTCAGGCATGATTTTTAAAAGAATAGTCTTACCTGAGAGTAGACTCATTTATCAAATAAGTAAAGGTGTCGCAACAGGTCATGGTTTAACCAATATAGTGACAACTATGTGTTCTTATGGAACCTTCTCAACTGGTATGAATAAGACCATGAACAGGAGGGAGATTAAAGAAAGTTATTTGGTTATGGCT